TGCGCGGTAAAGACGTAACCGTCCGAAACCTCGCGTTCTAGGTTGGCGATGGCCCAGTTGTAGGTGATGCTCATGATGCTGTGTGGTTGGTGGGAGTCTAAGACGGGTGTCTAGTGAAGGTGACTACGAGGCTTTGATGTGGTCTTCAAGGATGTTGGATGCCTTGAACCGCAGGATCGCGCCGCCAACGCTGAGATGGTGGTTATCAGCCTCACGACGGAACCACGTCACCACCTCCTCTGCAAGCTGAAGCATCTGCTGATCCACGGCAGCGCGTTCGTCTTCATTCAGCAGCCCGTAGTCATGCCGGTATCTCATACCCATGTTTGGGATGAGCTGCCGTTCCCACGGGGCGGGCTGATTCAGGACACGCCTAGCACGGCGGTTCGATAACCATTGTCGAATGATTCGGACCATTTTGGTGACATCAACAAAAAGGTTTTAGTGGGAATGACTAATGGGCGTAACGAGCCAAAACAGCTTGGGCGTACTCCAGCGCAGCGGTGTTGAGCGCCACGCGAAAGATGCCGGGTTCGACTTTGCCGCCGGTTGCGTCAGAGCAGACCTTGGCCGCGTAGGAAAACTCATCCCGCATGGTCTCAGGCATCAGCTCCAGTAGCTCCTCATCCGTAGGCGCCACCGGCTCGGGCTGGGCTAGGGCGGCTCGGGCTTTGGTCGCCAACGCATGAGTTTCGCGGCGATCATCCATTAGGAGCTGGCGGTAATGATCAAGCTCGTCAGCCATGCAGGCGCACAGCTCTCGGAAGTCAGTCATTTGAAGTGCCAATCAACGATAATGATGAAAATAATCAAGACGGCAGAAAGTACCGTGGACTGGTAATCAGTCATCAAGTTGCTCCAGTGCGTGGCGGATAATGTCTGCTTGGCCTGAGCAAATCCCCTCTGGCGGGACGTCATCGGCCATTTTGACGGCTTCAGAAAGTGCTTGTAACGCCTGCTCCTTCAAGCTCTGCGGCTTGGGGCGGCGGGCGGCGCGGAGTTTTTCACTCCAGAACCCATCATTCAAATTGTCCAGTGCCTCACAGCACACCTCCAGCTCCTGGTCGGCGCCCCATTGGGCGGCGCGGACAGCAACCCAGTTAATTGGACCACATGGGTCTTGTTTGGCTTGGTCGTACCACTGCTGCACCAGCTCCGGCGGCGGGGCAATGGGATACCTGTAGTCTTCTTGGGTCATGGTTTCTAGGGAACTGTGGCCAGGGGCAGGAGCCGCAAACTCGCTGCCCCACCACTATAAAGCTGGGCTGGCTATCTGCGTTAGTGAGTAGGACTACGAGGCTTAGCAAGCCATCAGCACGCAGGGCACGCAGTAGCTGCCATCGTCATAAGTGCAGGTGACGTGAGTTGAAGTCACCTTGGCGACGGTCTTGCTGCGGATGATGTCATCATCTTGGGGCTTGGCCGTTCCATCACCAGCGGACATGAGTAGATCACCGCGTTGCACCGTGACGCCATCGGCAATGCGGATGATGAAGTCACCCGTCATCGCGCAATAGAAGTCGTCGGTGTAGGTGTCGTCGTCGTCATCCCAGGCTTGGAACACGCCGGCCACGTTGGGGTCGCCTTCCACATCTGAGACTTTCATGCGGTTGAGCTGTTCGTTTTCTTCCTCGCCCCAGGCGCACATCTCGTCGATGTTGCTCAGCACGGTGCCGCGTAAGATTTCTTCGCGGGTTGCGCCGCCAGGCAGCTGCGACCAGCGGGAAAGGTGAGCACCGTTGTAGCTAACGGTGGTGCCAGAGACGGAGATAGACCCTTCTGAAACATCAGCTTGATAGAACAATACAAGGTCACCATCATCCACGCCTCTGTTGACAAACAACGCAGGATTGCTATTTCTTTTTGTTATTAACCATCCAGCACTGCCGCCTGTTTGAACGCCAAGTGTACTCGCCGAACCATCTGGAGTACATCCAAAACCAATAGATCCAAACGAGTTTATCCTCATCCGCTCCGTCGGGCTGCTCGCTCCGGCGGCGGTAGTGCTGAAGACCAGCCTGCCCGGCATGTCGTTATTGCCGGGCGTGCCGTCTACAAAGGCTTCAATTTTTGCGCCGGACTGGTTTAAGTCAGTTCCGTCATCACCGGCAAACCAAAGCCCTCCAAGCTGGTCATTATTCTGGACAACTGTATAACTTCCGTAGGTGGTATTTCTGCTTTTTGCCAGCATAATTACTGGAGCAAACTCGTTATTTGCGCCATAAAACCAAGTTTGCGCGTAAGATCCGAATGCACTTGAATTGACCTGTACTGCTGCTCCGGTGACCGTTGAAAGGACCGGAACGCTAGAAGACGTGTTAACTAAAAAACGACCTGATGTATCGACCCTGCATCTTTCAGTGTTGCTGACGTATAGACCCAAAGGATGAGCAGTTTCTGTGCCAAGAACTGCGGCGCCATCGTAAACATAAAAGGCGCTTTTCTGCGAACTGTCACTAGAGGACAGCCGAATCCCGCCACTTCTTGTAGTTGTAGGTCCTTGGATTTCAACCGTTGTTACATTACTTCCCAAGGAGCTAGGCGCAGCAGTGCCAATCCCTACCGCTTCTGCTGACGCATCAACAAAGAAAAGCGAAGAGTTTGTATCGCCTTCAATGCGGAAATCATAATTAGCGCCGCCATCGTTGAACACCACCTCGCTGGTGCCCCATTCGACGCGCTCGACGCCGTTGGTTGCGATTGCAAGCTGATCAGCGCTTGGGCTATAGATGCCCGTATTCAGGTCCGACGCGAACGCCAAGCCAGGGGCCGAGACCGTACCTGCCTCAATGGTTAGCGTGCCATCCAGTTCTCTCAGTGTGATCCAAGCGTTGTTGGCAGCATTGCGTAGCTTGAGCAGCCCGGTGCTGGTATCAGCCCACCACTGGTAGGCATACATCGTTGCTGGCTCTGTCGCGCCGCTGTTGTTGCTGACGATCGCGGCCAGCGCGTTGTTCAGGTCAGAGCGGACAGCAGCACCAGTGCCGTTCGCGATGACGTAATCGTGTTGAGCCACAACTTACAAGACAGGCAGTGTCTACACTTTAAACGCCCTTGCCAAATCCGACTGCACTCCACAGGAAGTTCCTGTCAACTGCGGTGCCACTACTGTTCCTGAAGGTGACATCAAAGCCTGTGCTGGTCACGTTGGTGACGTTGAAGTAGTCACCTGTTGCAAGGTTCTGGGCCACAATGCCGACGCTGGGCAGGTAAGCATTGATGCCGCCCAGGCTGGCAGTGCCGGTAAAGAACGCTTTGTCAAACGTGATGGACTTGGTGCCTGCCGTGCTGGCGACCGCTCCAACCGATTGCTCAGTCCTGCGCTGGAACGTTGCCTCATAGCCCAGTTCATCAATCAAGATGTTCTCTGCTGGGTCATTGCTAGTCAGCTCTGCCTTGAACTGGAAGCCACGGCCAAGGAAGGTGCCATTGACGAACTCCTGCCAGCTTGTCCAGGTTGGCGTGCCGCTTGGGTTGTCGCTGGTACGCCGCAGGTACAGCTTGCTATTGACCGAATCGATCACACCGCCGTCCCAATCAGACCAGTCATCAACCAAGCCATTACGACTGTCGATCAGGTCGCTAGGGAAAAATCCGCGAGTGACAAAGAACCTAGTCAGGTCAACCGAATACGAAGCGCCGAGGTCCAAGGTTGCATTGAACTCATAAGTGCCTGTCCCAACCGTGTCACCGATGAAGTCCATCACCGGCAGCAGGTCAAAGTCCACCACGTCATCAATCTCCTCATCCCCGTCAAGGGTGAGGGCGTCATAGTCCTCGTTGTAGAACACGTCCGTCTTGTTGCCCTGGAATGGCGGCACATCCGCATCCTCACGCCTTGACTGCACCAGCAGCCGTCCAAGCGCATCAGGAAAGTCAACGATGACGCTGGTTTCTGCTGCAGACTGTCGGCCGCCGTCATCCTCAAACTTGACCAGGATCTCACCCTCGACCAGCGGCACAATTGCTTCCGTGTTGTGGCCTGCGATCGCAGGGATCAGGTCAACGCTGTTGCTCCATGTGCCAGTGCCATTCGTAAGGTTGGTGTGCCTGATGTGAACACGGCCAGCCACCTTCACGTCTAGATCAACCGTTGCATCCCACCGCAGGCGGGCGCTGTTAGCGCTAATGGCCTCAATCGTCAGGTTTTGCACGTTGCCGGGAGATGCCGTCTTGCCGATCAGCGCAAACTGTGCCGTTGCAGTGGAGCTGATCCGTCCGGTAAGGCCAATGCTGACGATTTGGACGTACAGCGTCCCAGCACGCAACCCAGTCAGCCGGATCGACGGTGATGTGGTCTCCAGTTGCTGCCAGTTGTCATTGTCAATCTTGTACTGCAACCGATAGTTGACCGCCTTGATGGCGCGGTTGGCAACAATCCTGACGGTTGGCTCAATCCAGCTCAGCTCAAAAGCAGTAAGCACGTTGGAGCCGTCAACGTACAGGTGCTCAGTGCCATCAATGCTGCTCGGCGGATCAGGTGCAGGTTCAACGATTGGTTCCTGCGGGATGGTGTTCGGATCGGTCAGGCCGCCATCGCCTACATCACGGAACGACAGCTTTAGGTCCGATTCAATCGCGGCATAGATGCTGGCGTTATATGACAGCGCCGTGATGCCGTAGATGCCGTCTTCACCCTCGGCAACCGTGATGACACGGAACTGCTGCGTTTGCGTGCCGGTGCTTTGGATAATCCAAATGCTCTGCGGATTAGGAGCTTCGCTGAATGCACTGCTGACCGTGACCACACTGCCCGCTAGACCGCTGATGCTGCGCGTTTCGACCAAGCCCGTAGGCAGCAGCACGCTGATGGTTGGGCTTCCTCCCAAGGTGGGAGCAGAATCAAGCGTTACGGTCGTCGTCGTTGCTGCGCTGATCCTGCCGCCCTGCCTGCTGCCAGCCTTCATCGGGTCGGCAATGTCAATCACCATTCCAGGCCGCAGGACGATGCCACTATCAAGCGACACCGAAAATGTGACGGTCTCGGTCAGGTTCTGCTCTGACAGCAACGCCCACTTGCCCAAGCGGTGCGCCTGGCCCTGCGAGTAGCAGCCAATGGCCTTGATGTCCTTATTGATGATGCCGTATTTGGCAACCGCATCTGCCAGCTCGACATATTCATAGGTGACCTCACCAAGCTGCTGGTAGGTCTGGTATGCAACCGTTGCGGTGGTGTGCCGTGCCTTCTGTGCGCTGCCGCTGTAGCTGAACAGCCCATCAACGACATTGGCAGGTGTCAACAGGTACTGCGGATCTGCAGGCTTGTCCTGCAACACCACCATCGACCCGGCGCCGTAGTAGGCAATGCCACGAAACAGGGCGACGAACTCTTGGATGACGTTGTAGACCTCATCACGGCTGTTGATCAGCATGTTGCAACTGAACCGTGGCTCCTGACCGCCGCGTCCGTTGCTGACAAGCGTGTTGCAGTATTGGCTGATGGCGAAAAAGTCGTAACGGTCAAGGCTGCTGGTTGGAATGCCTGCGCCGTACCGCGTACTGGTCATCAAGTCCCACAAGCACCAAGCTGGGTCTGCGCACCATGTAGCAGCGCCAAACGTGCCGTCCCAGACGCCTGAGTAGGTAACGCGCCCTGGGTAGGTTGTCGTATCAACGGTGGCGTTGCTGGGTAGCTGCACCTTGATGCCACGCACCAGATACTTACGCGCAGGCACCGTGTCAAACTGCCGCGAGTCAAACCGCAAGAAAGTCAGTGCGCTATTGGGATAACGCAGCTTTTCGTCAATGATCTCGGTGTAGCTGCTGAAGTAAGTGCGGTTTTGCCTGCGGGCGCTGGTCTCATCAGCACTGTTGCGGACAACGCGGATATCAACAGGGAACGCACCCGATAGGCTGACTATATAGTCACGCTGATAGCTATTGGTGGTCTTGCCGCTGATGGTGTCATCAAATAGCTTGGTAAAGCCGCCACCGTTGTATTGGATGTAAACGCCAATGCTGACGCTATGGCCGATGATGTCGCCGTCGTCTTCAATGATCTGCAGCGCTGGTAGCTGCACCGTGACGCGCACACGGTCAACATCAGTATCTGTGACGGTACGGGTTACAGATGCAGCATTTGTGACCTCAACGTTGACGGTCTTTTCAGACTGCGTGCCTTCGGTGTTAGGGATGTACGCCTGATTCTGCGTTCCGTTGCGGGTGACAACGGTGTAGCCAGTGAAGTTATCAATGCCGCTGCTGCTTTGAATCGGTGTGCCGTCCAGGTAAATGCCCTTGACGCCGTTCTCAATGCCTTGGATTTCGCCTTCGCTGATCAGGTCAAGAACACTGCCGTATTGGACCGATTGCAGCGAGTCATCGGCCTCCGTTGGTACATGCGTCGTGCCACCACCACCTTTGCCACCGCCACCGCCGCCACCCCCTGCACCAGCGATCGTGGCACCAAGGCCAGCGTTGTGGACGCGAATGTTGCCCGCAATGAAGGTGTGCTGTCCTTCAACGGTCAGGTTGTAAACCGTGCCAGGCTCTAGCGGTTGCTTGGCGATGATGGGCCGCAGGTGCCCTAAGCCGTCAATCAGGCAGTCATCAGGCCCCAGCGTGTCAATGCAAACAAACGCATTGAACTGGTTGAGTACCCAGTGATTAGGCGTTGCATCAAGGTGTTTGCCACCCCAGTAGCTGTAGCGGGTAATCGGTTCGCTGTCGTGGACATGCAGCTTGAGGATCTTGGCAGGCAGGATCTGCCCTTGATCGTCAAAGCTCAGAACGATGTCACCGGGCTTCAGCTCATCAATGCGGCACTGCCCGCCAGGGATATCGACAAGCGTGTATCCAGGGAAGCAGCCACCGCCACCGCCACCACCGCCACCACCGCCAGCACCTTGGATCTGTGTCATCTCAGTTGATCAACGTCAAGGCCAGCGCTTAGGACTGCTGAGCCAGCAAAGACCCGACCGTAAGCGATCGGAACCGGCAATCCCTGCTGGCTGGTGTTGTTGATGCCGCTGAAGCTGAAGCTTTCAAGCCTGGCTGCTTCCTTGCCGCGCACTAACGGCGAGATGTTGGGCTGCGGCGAAATCATCTGCGAGATGCCGCCAAGTAACAGCGCAGCACCAAGTCCGCCAATTGCCGTGGCTGCAGCACCACCAATAATTCCGGCTCCAGCCCCAGCCAATCCTGCACCCAAGCCTAGAAAACCTCCAGCCGCAGGGCCAAGGACAATGGCAGCCAAGACAAGACCGATGCCTGCAAAAACCTGCCCGACACCTTGACCAGCACCTGCGATTACCGGAGCAATGCTGAACACCTCACGCTCTGACCAAGGCAGGCAGACCAGCTCTGCATTCTCTGGCCCAATGCGCTCCTTGCCAACCGTGACGCGATAACCCCAATCGCTTTTAATCAGCCACTGCTCAAGATCAGGAAAGTTCACACACAACGCTTTAATTGCTTGCGCTGGTGTGTCTACTTCAAACTCGAAACGGCAGCGGCCACCTAGGAACTTGCGGAGGGCGCCGTAGACCTTAACGACTTTCATGCCGCAGGACCATGGCAGTGCTCTTTACATAGTAGCCGCCGTACACGTCTCGACTAGATAGCCGCCCCTGCACATGATGCAAAATCTGCTGGTCACCAAGGTAAATGGCGCCGTGATTAGGCAGGTCAGCGCCAAGCTGCATCAAGATCGCGTCGCCGTACCGCAACTCATCAAACGGCACGCGCCGGAAGCCTTGAGACTTGTACCCATCGACGTACAGGTTTTCACCACGCTCCCAGAAACCATCACGCCTCGGGAAGTCAGCCAGCTCCAAACCCCATTCACGCTGATACCAGTCACGGCACAGGCTGTAGCAATCCACCACGCCAAAGACAAACTCACGCCCGACATATGGCAGCTCAAAGTCAGACGGCTCGCACTGGCCCCATTCCTCAGTCTTGGGGTTGACGATCACCCATGGCAGGCCGCTGCTATTGCAACCGATACGGTCCGCATCTGACGGCTCAGGCTTGGTGACAGGGTGGCTGTGAACGATCGCCACGACCTCGCCCAAATCTTCAGCCGCTGCATAGTCGGCGGGGTCCAACACGAAGTGCTCATCAGGCGTTGCGGCGATGTTGCTGCAGGCGTAAAACCGCTTCCGGCCCTTGACCACATGAACAACCCCGCACATTTCCTTGGGGTCGCATGCCTGCGCGTAGGCAAGGATCTCGGTTTGCAGCGTTGTGCCTAGCTTCATTGCGTTAGACCAGCACCAGGGAATGAGCCGAACGGCAGTTCTGCAGTGGAGCCAAACCGCAATCGGCAGCTACCAAGCCGCTTACCGCATACATCCTGCGCCAAGGTGCCGACCACCTGATCGTTGACATTCCAGTAGTTGCTGCCGGTGTAGCCGCATTCTGCCGATCTGTACTGCCACTGGCACACGTTGGCAATGATCTGACGCCTTGGCAGCATCACGCCTGCAAGGTCAAACTTACTAGCCAGCTCAAATTGCACCAGATCGCGGTTCTCGCTGGACTTCCGATCGACGTACCAGATCTCTGTCGGAAACCGTGCATTGGGGTCTGCATTGGTCTCGCCGTCTAGAAACTTCTTCAGCGTGCGGATCCTGCGGACAGTGGCGCCACCAAGGTCATTGCCGGGCGTCGTCGCATTGACCAGCAGCAGAATTGCTGTGATATCACCAGTCAGGTTGCTGATCGTCAGCGTTGGCCGTGGCAGGCTGCCAGTGTTGCTGTAGTCAAAACCCTCCGCCTTGACCGGAAGCCTGACGTAGGTATTGCTGTTGAAAACGATGTCGCCAGTCACGTTGGCATTGACGCCGTTATGCCAGTAGTACGTCGTGCTTGCACCATGCAACGTGGTGTCAAGCTGCAGCTCAAACAGCTCGATGATGGCATTCGGCGCCAGTACCGACAGTTCTTCGTAGACGCTACTGATCGCTGCCCATGTGACGCCACCATCTGCAATGGTGCTGCCGATATCGGTAGGCCAGGCAGGCTGTGTGCTAGCTGATGTGCCTGCAACAGTGCAGCGAAAGACAAGCCCTGTGGCCTGTACGGACGTTGCGCGGACAATTGCGCCAACGCTGTAGGCGGTGCTGCTAGCCCAAGCTGCGTATGCCATTAGGGCTCAAACACTTGCTGAAATGTGGCACTGATGGTCGCCCGTCCTGCGTACGTTATGGACTTGCTCCATGATGGACAAATCCATTTGTATGCTGTCACCTCATCAGGCGGCGTCCAGTCAAAGGAAGCGCTATCAGCAGCGCGAGCATCAAGGAAGGCTTCAATAGTATCCGCATTGGCCTCGCTGATGTTGTTCCATGTCAAGGACCACTCCTTAGGGTTTTGGTTCAGGCCGTAGGTCAGCCGCTGCTGGTAGCCATCGCCAAACTGCACGGTGCGCACGGTTGGAGCGCTGCGCTTTTCGGCGCCGTAGCTTGCAGTGATCGCAGGGAACGTAGCCATCAGCGTGTACCTGCCAGCAGACCGCCAGGACGTTGCATCTTGACGATCTCAGCCTGCACTGCAGCACCGATGATCCTACCCATCTGATTGGAATTTGGCTCGTTGCCTTCCACGCTGGTGCCGCTTGCGTCTACGTTGACTACCACATTAACGCCGCCACCAAAGCTGCCGGTTGGTGCGATGCCGCCGCTGCGGCCTGGCATAAACAGCTCAGGACCGCGCTCGCCAACGAGGTAGCCCTTGCCGCCCATCACGCTGCCGCCGTTGGCTCTAGCGCCACCAAAGAAATTGCCGACGCCGCTTAGACCAGGAACGATTGATGCCATGCCGAAGGCGCCGGGGTTGAAGCTGGCGCCTGATGCAAAGCCACCGCGATTGCCGCCAAACAAACCGCTAATTGCATTGATGGCCTTTTGGATAACAAATACCTGCAGGAGTTGGCTGGCAATGTCGATCAACACGCCAGATGCAATCTGCCGCAGGCTGCTATTGAAATCTTGGCTGCCTTGAATCAATGCGTTAAAGGCAGATGTCATGCCTTGGCCAACCGTATTGCTAATCCCGTCAGCCAGTGCCTGCTGTCGCTTTTGTTCTTCGGTTAGCTGCTTGGAGTATTCCAGCACTGAGGCATAGCCAGATGCTGCGGTTGTCAGTTTGGTGATGTATTCAGGCAGCGTTTCCTTGTTGCGCTGATCTTCAATCGTGCGCAGCCGCTCTGCATATTGCACCACTGCTTCAAAGATTGCCGCCTTGCGTTCATTAGGCCCCATCTCCTGCTGACTGGCCTGTAGGATTGCAAGCTGCTTATTATAGTAAGCCTCTTGCTGCTCGTTCTGGGTGCGCTGGGCAATACCAAGCCGCAACCGCAACTCAAGCTCTTGCGCTGTGATGTCTTTGATTTCTTTAGCTTGCTTGTCAGCAGACTTGCCGCCACCACCCTTTGCGGCGCCGCCTGTGCCAGCACCTAATGGCGGAGCGGTAAATAATTTATCAGTTTGTTTTGCACCTGCCTGCAGTTGCTTTTGAGCCGCAAGATTCTGATTTATCTTTTGCAAAATTGTGCCCTGTAGCTGAACAGCGCGATTTGCATTTGGATCATTAGGGCCAACGCTTTGCAGCAGGCGCTGATATTGCTGCAATGCTTGCAGGTTCTGCTGAATGCCTGTTTTATTTTTCTGAGATCCAACCTGACCAACACCTTTGGCGATATTGTCGACTGCTTGCGATGTGGCGCCGATATTCAAAAACTGACGGGCGCCTGCAACGCTCCTCGTAAAGCCGCCCCCCCTGCCGGCAGACAATGCAGCATTGATCGCATCAACAACTGCGATCGCTTGATTGAAAATGGCCTTTAGCGCTGGGGTAAGCGCTGTGCCAATCCGTCGAGCTAGCGCATCGACGCCATCTTGCAAGGTGCTGAGTTTGCCATTTAGCGTATCGCTTTGCGCAATAGCGCCATTGGCGTATTTGCCGCCGGCACTGGTCAGCCGCTGCAGTGCTACCTCAACAGCCTTAGCGCTGATCTGACCTTTACTTAGAGCCTTTTGGAACTCCTCGCCGGTCATCCCATACATCTTGCGCAGCTCTTCCTGCAGCGCGATGCCACGCTCTTGGAACTGCAGCAGCTCTTCGCCTTGCAGCCTGCCCTTGGCTTGGACCT